CGCGTGTTTTTTTTTTTTTTAGCCTACATTTCTCCAAAGAAAGGATGGATGTATTTCGCAGCATCAAGATTCTGATAAATATCATAAGTCTCAAAGCGTGGCTTTACCGATAGCTCGGATTGCGAAATTGCATTGCAGATTTTGGCGGAGTATTCCTCAAACGTGGCACGATCGTGCTGCGCCAATTCATACATAGCCATTCCACAAGTAGTATTGCACAGTTCTTCGACATCGTCTTTACCACGAACCCACATGACCATCTCAGTAATAGTCTTGAGGGCTAGCGGCGCACGCCAACGTCGTTGTTCTGAGTCATACCTGAAACCTCGTTTAATGAAGCCAATGTCCGTGATAGCACGGAAAGAGGCATCATTGCTCTTGGTTTCATCAGTGTAGATCATTCCAAATTCGGCAAAGGCGGCAGTAATGCTATCCATATTCACGATGTCACTCACAACATCAGAAATATTGAGAACATTATCATCGCCATACGAAATCATGCTAACATGAGTATTAAAAGAACCCATAGAGCAAAATTCCGTACCCTGAGTGCAAATGAGATAAGCAATCCGAACCGCAATAGAATTGTAGATCGAGTTGATTATAACAGTGCCAGGATCGCCGCTCGGCTGGGAGTGATTCCAACCGTAAATATTGAAACCGCTCTGATGAGTTGAGTTAACTATTTCGGACCACAAAACCTTGCGGACCAAAGAGTCTTCCTCAGAACCACCATACCAAGAGTTGATAAGGTCGAGAATACACCACAGGATCTTTCCATTCAACGTTCCGTCAAAATTAGAGAAATCTCCAGCAATAGTTTTATCTCCCTTACAGGAAATTTTACGATGAACTCGATTCCAGTCCAAAGAACAGGGATCAATTCCAACGCAACTCTCAAAAGCAATCTTATTCTTCATCACGTGAGCAATGAAGCCTTCGAAATACTGCCGGAAGAGCAGATTGTAATCCATGGGACCCACAGAGAACAATCTAGTCTTACCAGCAGC